CCACCTCGCACGCCCACGTGCACGTCGCGTCGCCACGACTGCGGATCGCATACTTGATGATGTTCTCCGAAAGCTCTGCGGACATGCCCTCGCGACGATGCTTCATGCCGAACCGCGCCGTAAACTCGATCTCGCGCTTGGCGTTGTCGACAAACATCGCCATGAGGAAGCGAGTCGCGTCTTCGGTCATCTTGTCCTCAGGCTTCGGCTTCGGCGCTTTGGGCTCCTTCGGTGGCTTCGGCGCTTTTGGCTCCTTCGGTGGCTTCGGCGCTTTTGGCTCCTTCGGTGGCTTCGGCATGATGTGCTTCTTACATACTTCTGCAACTCCTCCCTTTATCTTGTTTCCGCATTCCAGTCCTGTCTTCTTGATGATCTGCTTGCATATCTTTGCCACGACTGCTGACGCCATCTTGCTGTGCTTGTTGCTGTGTATTTCTTCTGTGGGGGCGCCTTTAAGTCCGACATAACTTTACGGATCCGTTTTTGTCAACTCGCTCAATGGCCGGACTTTCGCACAAACCGCATGTCGTCAAGAATTTCAATATCGGTGTCCACCTGTACACGACTATTGGGATTGAACTCAGAAGACTGGTAAAAAGACGGTTTCTTGTTTGCGAGAATCAGAAAAGACGACTGCAGTCTGGATATCAGGACATCACTGTGGTAGTCCACACCGACGTACGGGCGCAAAGCGTCAACTACCGCCTGTTTGTACGCCTTTGAAACGTACACGATTGCATGGGTGGCGAGCATGTTCAAAACTCGCACCTGGGTCTCCGAAAACGGCGACAGTTCGTGAACGCCGTCGCTGTGACTGATTGTTCGACTGCCCCGAAAGATACTCAGACCGAGATACACGGCGTCTGCCCCTTCCGGAATTTCAATATCGTCGCGCCCCTCCACGAACGCAACGTCGTCTTCCAATATAAGAAGCGGTTCGTCGTCCATATGCGCCTCAAGAATGTCGATGAACGCCTGCAGTAAGCAACTGGGATAATTCTCCGTTCCGGACTTAAAGTGCTTCGCGTTGGAAAAGTCCTTCAAAAGCAAAAACATGTGCTCTTTTCGAAGTCTGTATTTTTCATTATGGTCCGGACATATAAACACAGTACGCAACTGGGGTAGTTTCATTACTTGTACTGAGATGCCACAAGTAAATCATACTTTGACTCGGCGTCGTCGATAGCGGTCATTGCCCGCACAAGAACGTTAAATGCCTCTCGCATAACGCGCGCCTGCATGCGTTTCAACTCGCGCAACTCTAGAAATTTCGTCATGGGGACCCCATCGTGAAATCCCTTTGAGAGCGCCGCCTCGTATTCTTTGTATGTCTTGACTTCTGCATCGTACACAGACTGGGCGACCGCCAAATTCGCCTTTGCATCCGCAATGTCCGTGCGGGCGATCTTCGCCTGAATTGAAGTGAAGAATGACGTCATTCGCAAAGTTTCCATGCGCCGACCCTTCGGTGGTGACACCCAATCCGTTTTTCTCTGGTGTATAACAAACAAACAAAGGATGGCGCAATCTTCTCTCCTTCTCACGTTCGCCGTTGCGATTTTTCTAGGAAACGCCATGAAGGACTTCTTCCAGGCGCTGATCACGGATCTCGTCACGCCGTTCCTGGCGGTGCTGTTCCCTTCCGCCCAGCAAACCGTCCAGGGACTCGTGATTGACGTCGGCCCGATCAAGCTGAAGGTCGGCGACGCGATCGGTGCCACCGCCACCTTATTCATTGCCCTCTTCGTTGTATCTGTCGCCATGCCGTATCTGAAGGAATACTCGCCAGTCCAGGGCGGGCGGCGTTAAACACACCACGTCCATCCACGTAGTCTATGAACGTGATCGCCAACCAAAGAACCACCAGACACCCTAGAAGAGCGAGCGCGGTGTGTTCGTCCATGCTGATTTAGTTGTTGTCTCGCATAACAAACAACACATGCTCCAATCGGTTTTACTGCCGTACCGGTCTAGATCGAGAGGGTACATTCACGACTCGATCGCCAGGGTCTTTCATAGAATACTCCTGGGCCCGGGATTCTGCCTCCTCCCAAACTTTGTCAACGGACACCAGATCACACACGTGATCAATTGTGCGGACGACAGCGCCTGTCCTCCAGGTCTTAAATTATACCTCGGCAAGAACTACACATGCTTGAACGCATTTGATGACGAAACCAATATTCTCGCCAAACACTACGACGCCTTCGAAGCCACGATGGATGCGTACTTGCGCGACCCCGTATGCAAGAACGTATATGTACACTGCCAGGCGGGCATGAACCGGTCTGCCACGCTCGTGGTCGCCTATGTCGTCAAGCGCTTTCGTGTAAAACTTATAGACCTCGTACACCACATCGCCCGACAGAGACCGTGTGTGATGACGAACGAGCACTTCCAAAACTATCTCGTGAAATTTGCGTCTGACCTGAATAATAATGTGGGCGAGCGTACAGAATAGTATTGTGTCGGCGGGCGACGACCCCGTCGGCGCCGCCAATGCCGGCCTTGACCGGGTCTTGGGTCCGTCCTACGATTACCTCCAACAGATCCAGTCTCCGGCAGCAAAAGGTGTTTCGAGCAACGGAACGATCGACCAGGTCTTTACCAACACGGGGGCGATTGCTGGATACGTGAACAACCTTATTTTGGGTCCGAAACTCGGAAACCAAATGTTCACAGACACCGGGGGAATGTGCAAAGCGCCCAACGGGAGTGTCGTGCACCGGTGGTCTTGGATTAACAACAAACTAGGTTCGGACGATGCGGCTGCGATTATGGGCAGAAGTTTTAAAAACGCAGTCGGGGGGAGTCAAATCGACGGAATTGTCTCCGGAATGGGCGGGGACATTGCTGCTCTGAATCCTCTGAAAATCATGAACGCGATGGTTTTGGACGGAATCCCGCCCTGCCAAGCGTACTCCTGCCCCGTAACTCTTGCAAACGGCATCGACAACGGAAGAGAAACGCACTTTGTCACGCCATCGCTCGAGCTCAATATGAACGGCTGTAAAAAGATAGAAGACTCTTCGAATCTTGAAAAGACGACGCTTACCATGGAAACTGCTGCCAAACAAACAAGAAATTCGGAATCGTTCACTCCGTACTTTGTGGGTTCCTACGGACCCAACGTCCTCGTAAACACAGATCCTACTCCCCTAATTACGCTAGGCGTGGCCGTCGCGTTGTTTTTGGGATATATCGCAATGCGTATCCGTTAGAGACTTAGAGAATATCTCCGCAGACCCACAATGTCGATGGACGTATTCAAGGTTAAGAAAACGAGGGACACCCACTCCTCCAACAAGGTCAAGCCGGGCACCCTAGACTCGATGCATGAGCAATACATGACCGAACTTCAGCATAAAACGTCTGCAGAAAACATTCGCAGACTCGAATCCGAAGTCCAACGGTTGCGCGAGTCCCTTGAAACCCGGTTTAACTGCTTTGACTTCGAAGAGTCCATGCATAATACCCGAACACAACAGGATCTTGCGCGCGCCGAAGAAGAACTTGTGTCCGCGAAGAACAAGTCCGATATATACACATACTATCTTGGTAGCGGAGATATCATGCTTGAATACTACCAGCAAGTGGGCAGGAAATCCTCGTCGTCGACAGCATCGCTTGCAAATAATCCTGCGCCCTCGCCCGCGCCCCGCATTGCAATGGGGACATTCGACAAACTATTCTCGGTTGCTGAAACTGCCCTGGGTCCGTCGCGCAAGAAGATGTTCGACGAATACATGCAACGACGCGGTTTATCCGACGGGGTTGCCGAGACGAAGGATTATAAGTTGTCTGAACACTGTGCGGAGTGCAATGTTGCGCGCGAAGAAATTACGTCCGAAGGCATTCTGGTCTGCCCGCGGTGCGGAAGCGAAGAATATGCCCTCGTTGTATCCGACTTCCCTAGTTTTCGCGACCCTCCCAAAGAACGCAACAACTATGCGTACAAGAAGCAGAATCACCTTAATGAAATATTGAACCAATTTCAGGCGAAGGAAAGCACAGAAATCCCCGAAGAGGTGATGAGCGAAGTGATCTGCGAAATTCGCAAGAGGCGTATTGACAATATCGCCGTGCTGACCGAGCAGAACATTCGTGAAATTCTTAAAAAGATGAATCGGAATAGATACTACGGGCACGCAGCGCATATTCTGAGTCGTTTGAATGGCAATCCACCTCCCACGATTACGCCCGAAATCGAAGACAAGATCCGGGCGATGTTTCAGGAAGTTCAGGCGCCTTATTTACTGTATTGCCCGGACGAGCGACGCAATTTTCTCTCCTATTCCTACATCATTTACAAGTTTTTGGAGTTGCTAGAGTTGGACGAGTACAAAGTGCATTTTCAACTCCTAAAAAGTCGGGACAGACTCATACAGCACGACACCATCTGGAAGAAAATATGCGAATACCTACAGTGGGAATTTATTCAGAGTGTGTAGTCTCGTTGAGGACCTCGATATACGAATCCGGAGAATACCACCCGTTCTTCCCGTTATGTACATCCAGAATCGACTTGAACGCATACTCGTATTTTCTCGCCACGTTCTTGATGTCATAGAGACGTACGGCGCGGTCACGAACGTACTTCCTGTCGATATTGCCGTCGAGAACCCACTGCACGGCACTGCAGTAGTCCTGGAGGGTATGGCAGAGCATCCCCGTCTTGAACGGTTCTACTGTCTCCGTCTGCGCACCGTAGTCCGTAGTGATTGCCGGAGTCCCGCACAACTGCGCCTCGACTACGACTCCGCAAAAGGGTTCGATAAACCCGGTGGGTGCAAGGAGCGCCTGTAAACTGCCGAGGTAGACGGCCCGCTCCGTCCCGTGAATTGGCATCTTGTAATGAATGTTGGGTTGCGTGAGGTACTTGGACGGATCACCCTGCCCGCACAGGACGAACCGAACGTTCGGCATGCGTTTCGCGATCTCGACGATGATATTACACCCCTTGCCGTCGTAGATACGACCGAGAAACCCGACCGTATTCGTATGGGGCGTCAAACTCAGTGGCCACTCCATCGAGTCAAAATAGTTCGGACACACAAACCAGTAGTTCTGCCCCCATTTCTTTTCTCGCGCGAGTTCGTGGTGCATCCACGCATAGCTTTCGAAGATGCGATACCCTCGCTCGGAATTCGGATACCCGATCCCGCTCTCCACCGCAACGACATCGCCTCGTCCCTCGATAGCGTAGTCGTGGGCCTTTCCGAACGGAAGGCACACAATGTCCGTCTTCGAACTGCGATAATGCTCAAGCAGTGCAATCCGAAGGCGCATATTGAACTCCTGGTAGAGAGGCGTCGACCAGTTCGCCAGGTCGCCAATGAACTGCGTGGGGTCGGCAAGTTTCTTCTCTGCGTACTCTTTTGTGACTTCCGGGTTCAACTTGATGTACGAGAGCACGCGTAGTTTCTTCCACTCCTCGTCCGTCATGAGTTGAATATCTTGAGTCGCCCCCGACTCGCTACCCTCAATACCATAGTGAAATACCTCGAATCCTCGCGATCGCATCATCGGAGCGAAGCGCAAAACCTTACCGGTGAAAGCGCAGTGACTGAAATCGTTGCGCGTTATGGTGTGAGGAAGACCTAGAATATGCAGACGAATCACAGACATTTACATTGTTTGAGTTTCCGCATCTAAATGCTTAACTTTGTCGAAAACGGATATACGGACATAACCTACATGAAAGGTATACACAAAATGCTCGCAACACTCAAACCCCGTTTCAGCGCGTCCGAAGTTGCCGGCATCCTGGGTCGCAACCCCTACAAGAAGAAGGAAGAGGTGCTCCTGAAGGTTCTGGGTCAGTACCCCCAGTTCAAACCGATTATCGAGTCGGTCAAGTCGTCGCTGGGCGGTAAGACAGAGCGCGAGATTGTTGCGGAAGCTCCTCCCGAGATCCAGCGGGTGCTCGCAGAGTGCGTTGCCGAGTCTACGACAGCAAAGACGGACGCCGAGTTCGAGGGTGTCGTGAAGCGCTTCAAGGAGCAGAATGCCCGCGTCCTGCTGACAAATGCGCTCAATGGGTCGAGCGTAATTCGGGATCTTGACATTGATTCGGTAAGGACGGCGCGGGCGCGGATCCAGACGGGTCAGACGACGGTGGAGCGTGAGGTGGCGGCGCTCGGACCGGTGCTGGCGGGGGTGATTGACGCGTCGAAGGAGCAGGAGACGCTGGCATCGGAGATACAGAAGCGGCGCGGGACCAAACTCGAAAAGGTCGCGGAGGATGCATTTGTTGTAGAGACCGGCAAAGAGATTACGGAGCGCAACACGTT